ATATTTTCTAGTTTTATGATAAATTTATTTAGTCACGCAGGGTCGTATACATTTTTACGACCAGGTCAAAGCGTGAAATCCAAGGTCGTGATTATATACATCCAATAAATAAATTAAGTTAAAGTTATGGGTGAGACTGGGAGAGTTAAAGCGAGTACGGGAAGTACACCGATAAATCCTCCAAAGGAAAAATCATCTGCGATCTGTCTAGAAACGTCAAAAGTATTGACATTCCCTGTTGCACTCTTAGCCATAATATTAATAACATTGTGGCCATAATCAAATGGCATACCAGTGTTATAATTGGCTGCGGTAAACGGAACGTGGGACACGATCATAGAATGTGTTGGTGAATAGAAAGGAACATGTACATCTATTCCACCTTGGATAAAGGAGCTGCTTTGTATGCTAGCTGGTTGTTGTGCTGCAGCCCAAATAAGATCAGTAGTCAAAGCAGCTGTGGGGTATACATTGGTGCTTGTTGACATTATAGTAGCTCTAGGTCTTATGACTGCAGTTGCATGAGAGATGGCACGATAAATCATACCGCCTCTGCACAACGCAAATAGTCCAGCAAAGTAATCGTAATCATCAGGAATTACTCTTGCCGGGGGAACTGCTTCAGGTTGTCCTGTTTCCAAATAGACATAATTAGGTGTATGGGTATCACACTGGAACCGCAAGGTTCCAGAAAGTGCGGGATCTCCAATATACTTAATATTAGATCTCTTCAAGATCTGTCTAAGGGACTTCAGGGACTCTCCAATAGTAAATAAGGCGTTATATCCAGCGGTATCAATTTGATTCTGATTAATGTTAAGATCAGTATCATCATCGTAACCACCCATAGCCAATTCAGGAGCTTGGGCCATTATGGAATACTTAGAACTTCTTGCACTATCAATTATTCGCTGACGTGAACAAGCTTTTTTCTTCGCATAAGAAATCAAAACTTTATTTTTCTTGTGAGTCGTGTGAGCATTTATTAACCCAAAATTTTCAAAAGGGTTGGTATTATTTTTATTTAGTTGCTTAAACTTGTTGTAGTTAATACGCTTAACATCTACATCAAATTCTCCGGATTGCACAACAATGGCGGGTTGCTGTGCACCATAAAGTCCGGTTTGAGCTTGTGAGACTTCAAAATCAGGGCCAGCACTGACCTCAACTAAAATCTCGACACTAGAAGAAACTCCAGCAACGGCTTCCAATTCATTAAGTACATAACCTTTAAGGGTTCCTGTATTATTACCAGCTGCGGTCAATGTCCAAGGCTGGGGACTAACATATGGAATAGTGATCTCAAAAGTAGGAACTTGAGAAATATCCCATATATATCTGGTATTATAAACTGAGGTGGAATACACATTAGCAAGAGGGCTAAAAGCAGGTGAAAACGAGAAGAGTATTCTTCCCGTGTGGAAATTGGTTTTTACGCAATAAAATTTATACTTTATTGAACCACGCCAAAAAACAAATCTATTGGCTATGTAAGCAAAAGGAGCATAATTATCATACACTCTAGGGCCAACAGCGGTGACCACTGTTCTGCTGACTGACCAATCTGTTTTACCATTTTGTTTGGTAAATAATTCATATTCAGGAGCATTAGCGGTAGTCCAAGTAAAAGCGTAAAGAAACGAAGGAATGGAACATATATGTTGTATGGACATTTCATCAGCATCAGTGCCAGCAAAACCAGATAAATGAGAAATCTTGTTGCCAGCAATATAACCAAAAGAATCAACAGTATCATTGATATCGGTATTATAAGGATGAGAAAAAACTCGAGGAACAACAGAATGTCTAACACTCGTATCTACAGTATTGGAAAGACCAAAAGAAGCAAAACCCCTAGATAATGAGTCCAAAAACCAAGCAGTTGGTTGAGAAAAACTCGAAATAAGGGGAATGTTATCGCCAAGCTGACGAACACCTTTAGAGATTGTACCAAGAGGAGTTGAAACTATACCACCCGTATCTTCCTTATCACTGGAAGTGTATCTATTAGCTTTTTTAGTAACAGAAAAGCTACTACCGGATTGAGCCATAGGGTAGAGCAATTCAACATTTTCAAAATGACACCAACAGCGGTAGTTAATACTGGCGACAGTGAGCGGAGAATAAACATGAAAATTGACTGTAGCATAATCTCTAGCTCTGACAAAATCTAAAGGATGTGTCAACATGGGAGACGAAAAGGGCACTTTCAAGATAGATTCATTAGTTTGAGAAATATCATGACGTACGGATGGAAGTTGACTGAGAAGTTCAATGTGATCCTCAATACAATTTTTCCTTTGATTAGTAATCATCGGGCCAAAAGGAATTATGGATAATAACAACATGCCTTGTTGAAACTTCTGGGCATTAGTCTGAAATTGTAGAACAAGATCTCCTTTAAAACCATAAAAACCAGCAACTTTCTCATTATACATAGGTGTGTTAAGAAGAGCTGAAGGGACTGCCATAGACATAAGTAAGGAACCACGGACTAAAGCCGTAGTCCAAGGGGCAGCTATTGAAGGACAAAGAACTGGTCTACCAAGGAAATTCTTAATGTCAGAAATTTTACTACCTAAATTTGAACTAATCAGCGGATTAGGTATGGTGAGGACAGAATGATCGATTTCAGGTTGAGATGGATCCGAGAATTGTGCCAAATTTTCGTCAATATGAGGTGTTAATGTGAGGTCATCAGAGTCTTTATTGGTGACTATACCATTATTATTCGTTGTTGCAGCTGGTGGTTTATACAAAATTATGGCCACCATACCATAAAATCGACTTATAAGTGTCTGGATTTATTTTTCTTGTCATCCTGATGAGTAAATATAAATATATAAACAAGTCTATTTAAATGCCTAATCATTAAATACAATATTAGCCCGCTTTGCAGGAAGGGTTGGGCTTATAAGATTCGGTTTTCCCTTCCGCATGATCAGTCTAATATACAAGCTTTTTACCAAGAGTTTTCATCTTCCTCTCTTGGTGATCTGAGACTTTTGTCTGGTACTCAAACTCTTTCAACATTATAGGCGCGATCTTGCCAAAATATTCTTCATAAACAGAATCATCATGTAGGGATAATTCATCCAAGAATGATTCGAAAGTCAATTGGATATTCTCTTTGAAATTTTTTGATCTTCTGTGATAATACATCATATAAGTCACGGTAGTAATATCTAACGGAGCGAAGAACATTTCATTTTCTTCATCCCATTTGAAACCTCTCTTTAGAAATCCAACTTCCCAATAATTCCTGAACTCGTTTATGAATTCACCTTTGTCCTCAGACGTATAAATCATGTTAAATTCTAACATAGCAGTAGCAATACTGGTTGGATTGAAAACCTTCCTAGCATCCTCATGTACTGAAATGATATTATCATCACCAAATACTACGTCCTTAACAAAACCTCTAAAATTAACTATTGAGTCCAAGTTTCTGTCATTAACAGAAACCCAACACATCCTAATTAATAAACGATTGACAATGCAATTGATGAATGTGGTTGCTGGATTACCGGATGGTTGACCGGAAGTCCAATAATAAATATTTTCCTTTGCTATATGTACGGATGAGAATATGTCCATTAACAAGATATCAACACAATTGGCTAAAGGCGGGTCTTCTTCAATTTCTTTCCTCAAAATAGCCTTATAAACCTTAGCAACATAATCTTGAAAAACCGAACTAATCCTCGTATCAAACCCACTAAAATCTCCAGCAATATAGGATTTTGAAGAATCGTCCATTTGCATATGCACAATAATTCTACCCCACTCATTATAGGGATTAATACCAACAGCAAATCCATTATTGACTCTATTCTCCATAAACCAAGCATGTATAGGTAAAAACAATTTGCGATATGCTATTGTAAATTCAACAGGTGCACAACTAACTAGTCGGGGCTTAGTAGCTTTTGCTGTTGGTCGCAACTCATCTTTAAGAAAATCACCATATATATGTATCATTCTTTTCTTGTTACGTGCTGCATCTATTATGGCTTCAACATCCTGCTTAACTTGCACAGCATCCTTGGAATCAAATTCATAAGAACCTATCTTACCAAACAGGGTCTGCTTACCTTTACCTCCACTCGGTTTGAGTTTGCAGTAGGGGTAACCAGCACTGGTTTTACGGGCAAGACCATCAATAAACTTAGCCCCAGGAATACCCTCGACAGCTTGTTCAAAAGTTAACTTCCTATACTTAAAAGGAGTACTAGACTCCAAAATATCAGAAATCAAATCATCAGTAACTGCCTCAAGTAATTCCCTAGGAATATGGGGAGCGGTTTGTTGATATTTCAGTGTTGCAGTGGTCAAGGGATCAATTCTTTCTTCGCCTACGTAATAGGGAGCCATAATGGCCGGCGTAAAAGGGCAATCACCAAAAATACCAAATATTGGTTTGGTCTTTCTGAGGGCTGATTGGGTAGCCATACCCAAGGGTAATGACGTTGAGGATGCAATTCTAAATTCTTTGTGCACAAAATCATATCTAGGTTCTTTAATGTATTTAAACTCTGAAATAGGCGGTGAGTTAGTTTCAATTGGATCAAATTTAGATATTGTATCCAATATACTCTCACGTGTTAAAACATTAGAGAAACCCAAGGGTTCATCAGAAGTTGTGCCTGCTATGTGCATACCAAGTATGGGTGCTGGGAAGAAATTAAGGTGTGTTGCAAAGATAATATTACCACAATCGCCAGGAATGGTATCAGCTCTATATGAAAAACTTCTATTAACTAAAAATTTATCACCAGCTGTATTCACATAATGCAAATCAGAAGTAGTCATAATAGCCTCTGTTTCATGGTTAATATAACCACCAGACTCATTAGCACAAATCAAATTTATATCAACATACTTATTAGGTAAATCATCATTCAGGATAAAATGTTTAACAATATTCGGGAAAGTCTTCAACTTGCCAGGAATAACAAACAAAGCCAAATCCGTTTGTTCCACAACATGCTTATCAGAATTCAAAAAATCTAACATAGTAGTTTCCTTAAATTTAACACCATTAGTTGTATACATCTCCAATATGCTGTCTTCATCTTCTGGATTATTAGTTATGATACGATGTCCTTCATGAAAGAAATGTGAAGGTATCATAGCTATAGATCCTGTTATTATCGTAGCATGAGCCCAAGCTTTATCAGCCCCAGCCCTTTTTAAAATAATGACATTTTTATTCACAACTTTATTAGCG